CGGGTCAAATATGGTGTGGATTATGATACGATAATCCGCACAAACATCAACTAAGCGAGGCTCAACTATGCAAGAACTAACTCTCGACGACCTCTTCCGCGAGGCCAAGGCAGCAATGCGCGGCCAGGCTGCGGTCAAGGCCAAGGCTCCCCAGGCTCCTGACGAGTCCGGCATCTATCGGAACCCAGATAACTGGACTCGCGGCTCCATTGTCGTACTGATCCACCAAGAAACCGACTCTCTCCTCGGGTACTTCGTAGAGTGGAAGCACAAGAGCATCCCGGATGCTCGTCGCCTTGTACGAGAACCCCTGGCCTCCGCTCCTGAATCCGCTCGCGTTGAGTACGTCAGCGGCGACTGGTCCCCCAAGGCTGTGCCGGAAGTGCGCGCTCGCCTCCCTTGGCGCAAGACCCTGCCTGCCCGAGTAGATTGCCTCCTGCTCGACTTTGCTCTCGAAGCCCAGGAAGTCATCCTCGATTGCGTCTTCGGGGAAGGAACCCTTGACCGCGTGGAGCTAGTCGTCCCGACGATCTTCGCTAACCAAGGCCAGTTCCTCGACCTGCCCGAGGCCACCAACATCCTTCCGCGGCTGTCTCCAAAGACAGTCGCAGCCATTCACCGTCAACTGGAACAATCATGATCTTAATCTACGCTCGCCCTAAAGCCCTGTGGCTGCCTCCTGCACTGTGGACTCGCCTGACCATTGAGGGCGATGATGAGGCAACCTTCGCTAATCTCGTCACGTCTCACTTGCTGAGCACTCGCAACGAAGTCTTGCTGGAGGACCCTGCCGCTTCCGAAGAGGCGAATGATCCGCTCGCTCCCTGGGGAGAAGAAGAATGACGTGCGCAGAGAAAATTATCCGCCGAGCTCTAGCTGAGGGGAAAGACCCCTTCAACGAACTAGCGGCGGAATTGTACGCCATCCCTGTCGCAGGGGTGACAAAGATGCAGCGGCAGTTGGCGAAGGCCTCCGCGTACCAGTTCCTGTTCTCCGCGGCCCCAGTGCCGTCAGATCTCAAGGAGATATTTCGCCGTGGCTAAAACCCCTAACCTCATCCCGTCGAAGCAGCTCAACGTAGCCTTGCCCCTTCCCTTGATGACGCGCCTCGCTGCGCATCTGTACTCCGACCTTGAAGGCCGCGTCCCTCATGGAGCGTACTCGCGCTTCCTGATCGACCTCCTTCAGGTCCATTTCGCAGAGCAAGCTCTTGACTTGGCCCCCTACGTCGGCAGTGAGCCGGGTACGCTCCAGGTCACTGGCACCCCCGAGGCGATCATCGCCCTGACGCGAAGGCTCGAAGCATGAAGGCCCTGATCGCTATCACCTGTGTCCTCGTCTGCTTCTGCGCAGGCACCTGGCTGGCTGAGCGCCTATACCGCGCCTTCAACCCCGTATCTATCACCCAACCAATGAGGCTAACATGAGCACTCCCGTACCTTTAGAACTTCAGTCCAAGATCGCTGGATGGCGACTCCGCGCGGCCGAGGGAACATTAACCCTCGACGAGATGAAGGAGGCGATCATATTCCTCCGGGCTGGTCGGATGACGGCTGCCGCAGCTGCTTCCGCCACCAAGCGCGCTTCCGCCGCAGGGAAAAAGAAGACCGTGATCGCTAACTCGGACGACCTGCTGAGCGAGCTTGAGGGTCTGTAACCAATACCTGTTGCTGGTGCAGTTCACCAGTGAGTAACCTAGGAGAGTGAGATGAAATTGAAATTATACCTGTCGCCGGAAGGCGCAGAATCCATTGCCCTTGGCAGGCCTCTTTACAGCTGGTACTACATCGTGCGGGAAGAGGACTCGGAGGCGCCGACCAATTCCTTGTTCCTGACTGAGGTAGAGTTCGACCTGCCTCCGCCCGCCAAGTGCATCCAGCCAGCCCTGGAAAAGCTCAAAACTCGCGAGGCCGAGATTCAGGCGGAGGCGTATAAGGAAGTCCGCGAAATCGAGCAACGCCGCGCGAACCTGCTGTCCCTTACCTACACAAGCTAATCGTGGCGAAGGTAATAATCACAGGCTGCGGCCTGTCCATCACCGCAGACTACCAATTTTGGGGCGACCTGTGGGAGGAGGGAGACTGTTGGGTCTTCAACGCTTGTGGAAGCGAGGAGGGTCTCGAGACTCCCCTTGCCCCTAGGCAAAGAATCCTCCACTGTTTCACGGACAGCTACTTCCAACGCCGCAACGTCTTTGTCATTGCCAAGCCCCTCGCCATGCTCAACAAGCCTGCGCGAGATTACATATCCAAGGAAATCGTATGACCCGCCCACCTTTCCCAAACGTCCTTGACGCGTCCCTCATGGCCACGTTCAAGTCCTGCCCTCGCAAGGCCCAGCTCGAGTACCTGGAGCACTGGAAACCGGGCGAGCAGTCCGTCCATCTTCACGCAGGCAAGGCCTACGCCTCCGGCATCGAAGCCGGGCGAATCGCTTACTACGTCGACGGCAAGTCGGAGCAAGACTCAGTCGCCATTGCCCTGCAGACCTTGCTTCAGGAATACGGCGACTTCCAATGCCCGCCGGAATCCGCCAAGTCCGCCGAGCGTACAGCCGGAGCGCTGGAGTTCTACTTCTCCCACTACCGCCTCGGGGAGGACAAGGCTATCCCCATGACCCTCCCTGGAGGCAAGCGCGGGATCGAGTTCAACTTCCTCGAGCCCCTTGATATCAAGCACCCAGAGACGGGGGACCCGATCTTGTACAGTGGCCGCATGGATATGATGTGTAACTATGAAGGGATGGCACTCGGTGAAGACGACAAAACTACTAGCCAACTTGGAGCAAGCTGGCCTCGTCAATGGGATCTACGTAGCCAATTCACTGGTTATGTCTGGGGTGCCGGAAGAGCTGGCATTAAGCTTGATGGATTCCTTGTCCGAGGAGTCTCCATTCTCAAAACCAAGTACGACACCCTCCAGGCCATCACCTATCGTCCCGCCTGGCTCGTCGAGCGCTGGTATGAGCAGCTCCTCCGAGACGCCAAGCGACTGATCGAGTCCTGGGAAAGCGGCTACTTCGACTACAACCTCGACCACGCTTGCGCGGAGTATGGCGGCTGCCCCTTCACTTCCGTGTGCCAGATGCGCGACCCTGCCTCTCTGCTCCGCTCCCGTTTCCAGCGCCGTGTTTGGGACCCTGTCTCGCGGACGGAGACTGTCCTAGGAGACATTGAATGAATCGCTGGTCATCTAAATTCTTCGTTCCCGATCTCACGGAGTCCCTATGCCCAACGGATACATCATCGCGGAAGACACCTACCTTGGCGAGTTCCGAAGCACAACTAGCTTCCGTTCCTGCTCCGACTGGTCATCCCGCGCCTACTTCTGCTGTCAGTGCGGAGAAGTCTGGGCTCGTCGCATCAGTCTCAACGAAGACGGGTCGCCGTGTCCTTTCCTTGCCCTCTACGCGACGTGTCGCAAGCACCGCGATGTCTGGTCCGTCCCCGGAGCACTGACCACCGTCGACTTCACGCCCGAACACAACGAGTTCTCTCCGGAGTTTATCCAGCGGGAGTTCGAAATTCTGATTAACCACTACGAAAGCAAGCAATGACAACGAAACAACGTATGATCCGTGTCCTTATTTATGAAGGTACAACAGAATGGATTCAAGATTGTATTATGCGCCGAAATGTTAAAGGCTCATACTCAGTGCCACAAGGTGTAATTAAAGAGGCTATTGTCGGGGATTTCCTTGAAGAAGTCTTGACGCGCGAAATTCAAAAGGAGTTATCAGATGACAACTAACCTCACCCCTGACACTGCGGTCACGAAAGACCAACAGAGCCTGTTCGGCCCTAAGATCTGCTTAATGGGACTTGGAGGTACGGGTAAAACGTACGCCTTAGGAACCTTGTGCGACTGGGCGGACAAGAACAACTTCGAAGTCGCGGTCCTGTTCACGGAGAACGGACTGGAGACCTTGCTCGGATACTACAGGGATCACAACAAGCCAGTTCCCTCGTGCGTCTACTGGCACCAGCAGGCCACTAAACCCATCTCCCTCAAGGCCCTCATCAACGCTGCAGATCTCGTCGGCAAGCTCTCCTACGAAGCCTTGGCCAAGTCTACGGACAGCAACCGAGGCGGGGAGAACAACGCGTTTTGGAAGATCTTGAACTCCTGCGCGAACTTCAAGGACGACCGGACAGGAAAGGAACTCGGCCCCGTAGACGCCTTCCCGCGCAACCGCATCTTCGCCATTGACTCCCTCACCGAGTTGAGCAATGCTGCGTTCAAGATGCAGATCGGCTCGCGCCCAATGGCTTCGCCGGGTGACTACGGCATCGCCCAGTCTAACCTGATGAACTTCCTCCGCCTCTGCACTCAGGGCCTCGAATGCCCCTTCGTCATGACTGCCCACGTAGACAGGGAGACTGACCCAGTCACCCAGTCCACCAAGGTCATGATCAAAGCGATCGGCAAGGCGCTGGCTACCGAGATCCCCACCTTGTTCTCCGACGTGATCTACACAGTTCGGGACGGTGACAAGTTCTTCTGGGACACCGCCGCTTATGGCGTGGACTGCAAGACTCGCTCCCTCGGGTATAAGAGTAAGATTACGCCAGACTTCTCCAGCATCATGGACGTCTGGTTAAAGCGGGGAGGTTAAGCATGAGCCGCAAGTCCTTCACCACCCTCTCCGTCGAGGTCAAGGTCCCTCAGGCTCCTGGCTACTCCCAGAAGCAAACGCTCGAGTGGATCAAGAACTCCATGCAGCAACTTGGCTCCCCGTTTCAGTCCTACGCGAATCAAGTTCAAGTCCGCCTGATCGGGAAGAAGACTACATACCTATAGGAGCCTCTCATGGCAAAAGAAATTATCGGCGATGCCTGTGCCTATATCCCCGGAGTCAACGGAGCTAAAAACCGTTACTTCAAGATCGGCACAGGTATGCGCGACGGAGATCGCATCTCTGTAAAGATCGACACCATCCCTCTCCCCGGCCTTGGCTGGGACGGTTGGGTGAATATCTTTCCGAGGCAAGACCCACTCGGGCCTGTACCTGCGTTTGCAGGACCACCTCCCGCTAGACAACGACGTCCTCCTGGTCCCTCCGGTTTCGACGACCTTGCTGACGACATTCCCTTTTAACCAAGCGTGTTCGGGGCGACGCTAACTGCCCCATTGTTAGTCCTTTAACCTTACCAGGAGTCATTATGACATCAGCATTCAACCCCGAGCAATTCCTTGACGCACAAGTCAACGAAGCGAACGAGAAGCGTCCTCCCCTCCCCACAGAGAATCCGGACAACCCCAACGGGCTCTACATGGCCGTGATCGGAGAGATCAAGACCGACTCAGGCACCATCGGCAAGGGCGACCGTCAGGGCCAACCGTGGATCTCCATGCTTATCCCCCTGCGCATCCAGGTCCCTCCGGCAGTGCAAGGCCTCGGCCTCCCGCCAGAGCTCACGCTCACTGACCGGGCCTTCCTCGACCTGAACGCAAGTGGTGGCCTCGACAACAGCAAGGGTAAAAACCGTCGCCAGAAAGACTACCGCGATGCGACTGGCACCAACGTCGCAGGTGTGCCGTGGTCCTGGCGCCAGCTGCAGGGGAAGATGGTCAGCGTGAAGATCAACCATGAGTTGTATCAGGACCAGATTCAAGAGCGCGTTGGCGCAGTCCTGCCGAGCTAACCACGATGCAGTCGCGCCTCCAGTCCCTCATCGAAGCCTTGGCGAATGTTCTCCTCGGCTACGGCGTCGCTCTGGGGGCGCAACTCCTAATCTTCCCCCTCTTCGGTATCGAGATCCCTTTGTCAAGTAACATTGCCATAGGGATCATTTTCACCCTAGTCTCCCTAGTCCGTTCCTACGCGCTGCGGAGACTGTTTAACTGGCTACACAGTGCGCGGATTATCCGCAAATAACTCGCGCTAACATGGACATCCCTTATGAAACTCATCCACA